CTTGAGGGAGCAGGACTTGGACTTGCTTACGGCACGAACATCTTCAAGGGGCCAAAGGCCAACTTTCCTGAGAACTCTCCAGGACCTTTTGTGTCCATCATCAGCAGCGGTGGGCTTGGTTCTGAAGGCACGCATAACTCAGTTGATGTGCCTGCCTATGAACGTCCTACAGCGCAGATCGTCGTTAGAGCAGTTGATTACGACGTTGCAGAGGCGATGGCTGATGCCATCTATGCGTTGTTTTGGCCCATCGGAAATCAGTTCATCAATGGGACCTGGTGGCGTGAACTCAATGCGCGTTCTGAACCTTTCGACTTGCCTCCTGATGAGAAGGGGCGACCGCGACGCGCTTTCAACATCGACTGTGTGAAGAGAACATCACCCGCTACGAGTTAAGAGGAGAGATACATGGCCGCCACTGTCACGTCAAAGATCATCGTTACGCTCCAGTCACTTCTGGCCAATGCAGTCGGATTGGCGACTGCACAGGCCACGGTTGAGACGGGCATCAATTCGCCGTGGGCGTCCGGTGTCGCGGCCAACCAGGCCGACCGGATCTATACGGAGAATGACAAATCCATCTCCGCCGCCTACGACGTCGATCTGGCTGGTGCATTGGTCGATGCGCTCGGCGCGGCTTGCGTGTTCGCCAAGATCAAGGCGATCTTGGTGGTCGCCGCTGTCGCGAACACAGGTAACGTCATCGTTGGCAATGATGCGGCATCGATCACGTTGGGCTTCGGTGCCATCACGCACACCTGGGCGGTGCCGCCTGGCGGCTTGCTCTTGGTCACGGCGCCAGCTCTCGCGGGCTGGGCTGTCACGCCAACAACCGGCGACATACTGCAGTTCACGCCGTCAGCTGGAACGCAGGTGTTCGATTTCGCGATTCTCGGGACCAGCGCGTAAGTCGGAGACACGCTAGAGCAGATTCTGTCGGCGACTTAGGGTTCAATTACTGAGGAGATGGTCAGATGTCAAACGCAGTCACAGCAACTGGAATCCTGATCAAGCGAGCACTGTTCGCGACGCCGACAGTCTTCGTTACGATCGGCGAGCTCACGGAACTCGATCCGGGCGGCATGTCGCGCAACAAGATCGAGACGTCGACGCACAACGACGGCTCGGAGAGCCACATTCTTGGTATCTTGCGCCAGTCCGATCCGACGATGAAGATCAACTATGTCGCCGGCGATGCGACTCACATCGACATCCTGGCCGACATCACGAACAACGTCAAGAACGCGTGGCAGATTCTGTTTCCGTCAGGCAAGACGCGAACGGGATTCGCCTACGTTCAGCAGTTCAAGTTCGATCCGGCACCCGTTGACGCCAAGCAGGGCGCATCGCTTGCGATCACCTGGGCAAGCGTCGTCACCGAGGCGTAAGTTAACCAGTCGTAAACCAGGAGAGAGAACAATGCCCCAGACATTGCTCTCTGCGGCCCAGATTCTTGCCGCAGAGGATCTATCGCACGAAGATCACGAAGTCCCCGAGTGGGGAGGAACAGTCCGCCTTCAGCAGATGAGCGCCGAGGAGTCGATGGCGTTCACCAAGGAGCTGAAAGAGGTGAACGCAGCGGCAGGCGAAGGTGAGAACCTTGGCATGTTTCTGATGCTGGTCCATTCGGCGCGGGACCTTGATGGCAAGCGCATCTTTACCGTCGCGGATCTTCCTGGGCTCAAGAGAAAGAGCATCGACGTCTTGAACAGACTTCAGCGCATCACGTTGAAGCTGAACAAGATGGGCTTCGTCGAAGAGGTGGTCCTAAAAAAGGCTTAGAGCGGGGCGGCGAGCGCCGCTTCGCTTACCGCCTTGCGCGGCGACTTGGTTTTCTGGACGTGGATGCAATGCTTGCATCCATACCAGGATGGAAGTTCACTGAGTGGAAGCTCTTCGATGAGCTTGAGCCTGACTTGGCTTATCGTTTGGATTGGGGCTTGGCGCACGTTGTTCAAGCACTGATGCGAAACGGAAAACGGCTCGAAGAGTTCATGCTTCCTTTTGGTGATTCGACTCACGGTGGCATCGTGCCACAGTCGCTCCAGTATCAAGAGATGATCATTGATGCTTGGGTGCAGACTAACAACGCGATCGTGAAGCAGAAAGAGGGGGCTCGTTAGTGCCAGACATTGCCCCAATCAAAGGGCTCATCGAACTTCAAGATGACTTCACAGGCCAGCTTGGACTTGCTGAAGCTGCTCTTGGAAACTTCACGAAGGCAAATCAAGAGAGTCTGATTGCGGTTGCGGGCGCAGCGGGGTTAGTCGTCGCTGCTCTTGGTGCTGTTACGATCGCTGTGATTGAGTTGGGCAAGCGCGGCGCGGACGTGAACGATGTCAACGCGACGCTGGAACATTTTGCTGGTGGTGCAGACCAGGCCAGGTTGGCCATGGATGCCCTGCGTGCCGGCACCAAAGACACCGTCGACAACTTCACTCTTGCCAAAGAAGCTGCCCATCTTCTGAGCGCTGGCGTTAAGCTGACGGCTCAAGACTTCGGCCTCTTGGGTGAAGCCGCATTCGTCTTGCAGAACAGAGGACTTGGTGGCACCAAAGAGCAACTCGAGTTGGTCTCCAGTGCGCTCGTCACTGGGCGCACACGTGCTCTGGCGATGTCGCTTGGTGTCATCGACAATGCGAACGCCATGGAGGACTACGCTAAGAGCATTGGCGTCACCGTAGATCAATTGTCGGATGCAGGAAAGGCAGAAGCAAAGCGCATTGAAGTGATGCGCTTGTTGAGCGTAGCTGTTAAGGACGCTGGTGAGCAGACACGCGACTTCGGAGAGCACTTCGAATTCATTCAAGCGCAAGTTATCAACTGGGTCAATGATCTTGGAAGTGCCATCGCGAGCTCGAAAGTGTTTGAGGCGGCACTGTCAGCGCTTGAGGGTGCCTTTACGGCGGCTTTCGGCGGCGACAAGAGTGAGACGATCAACAAGGTTGTTCGCTTCATCGAGCAAGGTGCCATTGCTGTCGTTGGCTTTGCACAGAACATGATCGTGATGGCGAAGGTCGCCGAGGTCGTCTGGAACGGCATCAGGACAGTGGTTCTTGGTGTAGAGACCGCCGTTCTAGGTCTCGCTACAGGCTTCGCAGAGGTATCGTTAGGCATCGGCTATGTCGCGAATGCGGTAGGTCTCCTTAGTGACGAATCTCTTCAAGCAGGCGCTGATCAAGTTAACATGCTTGAAGAGATGACCAAGTCTTTGGCTACACAGACAGCCGAGGCTGCGGTCTCTACTGTCACTCATACTGCGTTCGACGAAAGTCTTGACAGGTTGAGCATGACGTTGGGAAACGTCAAAGCCTCGATGATGGCTGCGAGCGATGCAACTGGTAAGCAGACCGCCACCGCAGAGGTCGCCGTCAAGGGTCTTGAGAAGCTGGCCGCTACGCAAGAGGTGTTGAATCAGAAGATGATCAACACCGCGAAGATCCGCGAAGCTCTGGAAAAGAGCACCAAGGAGTTGAACGGCATCTGGTCTGACTACAACCAGATGATCGTTGCGAGTTCTGGAACGACGCGTGACTCCCAAGTTGCAGACATCGAGGCGACGTTTCAGAAGCAGGTCGACGCACTCGAGAAGCTCGATCCGCTCTACAAGCAGAAGTACGACGCTTATGTGACCATCGCTCAAAAGAACATGCGTGACATCGGCATTGCGTGGGACAGCGTCAAGGATTCGTCGAAGGATCAACTCGATAAATATAAGGAACTGCAAAACGAAGTCAGGACATATGGCAGGTCTGTTTCTGATGCCGTGATGGAAGCGAGTAGCTCCATTCAGATCCTGGATCATTCATGGGTGACCGACGCCGACATCGCAGCTGCAACGATCAACAAGACGACCGTGATGGTGCGAACGCTCTCGGGTGAACTCATTACCTTGATGGAAGCACAGCGCCGTCAACAGCAAGGATTCTCGTATCAAGTCTCTCCAATCGACCAGTTTGAGATCGACAGGACGCCTGGCGGTGCAGATGCACTTCTCAAGGAGCTGATGTTTCTCAGTCAGAACCTTGAGACGATGCGCATGAGCATCAGAGACGCTAAGACACAGAATGATTACTTTCATGCACTGGCGCGCTACAATGTGCTGAGAGATGCTTACAATCTCTTGGTATCGCAGGCGCGGAACAAGCCGCCTACTGGCTTCGCAGAAGGTGGCACAGTCATGGTTGGTGAGAAGGGTCCTGAGATCATCAGGCTGCCGATTGGTGCGACCGTCTACCCGACTGGAATGATGCCGATTCCAGCTGAGGGAATGGCAGGCGACGTCGTGTTCTACAACACTTGGCAGGTCAATGGAACTGGTGCTGATGTGGCTCGCGACGCGAGCAGAATCATCATGCGTCAGCTGAAGAATGCACGTCAATTTGGTTCGGCTTAAGGAGCAGTCCACATGTCCGCACAAGGTTGGAACGAAACACTCATCACGGCAACGACAGATGGCGCAACGCTGACAGCCGCGGCTGCGGCCACAGCACTGCCAGCTCAGGCGAGGGTCACGCTGAAGCCGAACTTTTTCTACTACATCGGCCAACAGATGATCGTCAAGGCCGCTGGACGAATCTCATCGGTCATCACGACGCCAGGCACCGCACGATTTGACATCCGCTTCGGTGCCTCCATCGTGTTTGACGGACTGGCGGTTCTGTTGGACACGGTGGCGGGCCATACGACGGAACACTGGCATCTTGAGATCTTGATGACGTGCCGTGCGATTGGTGCGACGGCGAATCTGTTCGGACAGGGTCGATGGGAGTGCCAAGACATCCTTGGCACGCCTGCTGGCACGCCACGTGGCGGCATCGTGGCGATGCTTCCATGGAACACAGCGCCAGCGGTTGGTGCGAACTTCGACTCTACCGTCTCGCAACAGGTTGACATGTTCTTCACGCAGACCGTCGCGACTGGCAGCATGACGGTTCATCAGTTCTCAGTTCAGGCGATGAATTAGATCGATGCCGCTCTTCGGACCTGGATTCCCAGATCGCGGTCCTGGACGCTCAGACCAATGGCCTGAGACTGGGCCAAAGATCCACAATCTCACCCCCAACTCCGATCGAGTTGCTGGCGGAGCCACCGTCACGATCACTGGGGTGAGATTCACATCAGATCCTTCGGGATTGACGCCTCTCGGTGGAAGCACTTGGATCCGAGTCTTTTTTGGTTCTGTCGAAGCAGCACCATCCTCAGTCATCTTCAATGGTTCATTTGACTTTTCAGTCGTTGTTCCTCCTGCGGCTGGTCTTGAACCTGGCACTTTCGATGTGCGGGTCATCTTCGGCACCCAAGAAGATACGCTCGTCGATGCCTTTACTTATTACACGAGTGAGATCACACGGATTGTCCCTCAGTTTGGTCCTCTCGCTGGTGGCACCCCAGTCGTCATCGAAGGGTTCAACTTCATCACAGGATCTACAATCACGTTTGGTGGTTCTCCTGCAACGAGTGTCGTGTTCATTGACTCTGAACACATTGCTTGTGTAACGCCGAGTCATGCCATAGGCTTCGTCGACGTAGTAATCACTGAACCGAGCGCGGCGACATCGACACTTCGCAACGGGTTCAAATACAATCTGCTCATTCGCGGAGAGGACTTTCGTCGACTGCCTGGCGTCACCATCAAAGACGTTCTCAACAACACACCGAACTCGATGTCGTTTTCTATCGACGGCAACAGTCAAGAACCGGTGTCTGGTGAGCTCATCGAGATGATTGATGTTCACGATGGCAATCGGTTGTTGTTCAGAGGGACGATTCAGACGATCGACCAAGAGTATGAAGGGCTGACGGATCAACTCGTCTGGCGTTGCACCGCTGTCGATGCCATCTGGTTGCTCAATCGACGTCGTCCAGTTGGAAAATATACGAACGTCTCAGCATCGAGCATCGTCATCGATCTGATCAACAAGTTCTCGCAGGGCTTCACCGTCAATCACGTTCAGACGTTGTTGGCACCGATCAGCGTAGAGCTGGACGGCACTCAAGACTTCAGTTCTGCCTTGAACTTGATCGCTTCCGGCATCGGCAGCGGTCATTGGTATGTTGACTACGACAACGACCTGCATTTCTTTCATGTGCCGCCGCCTGACATCAATCCAGTCGTGCCAACGACATCGGGTCCGGGCACTCCGATCACGTTGACGGAGGATGGCGCCATCGGCGGAATGGCGAGCTTCGCCACAGGTTACTACTATGTCCGTTCGACGTTCCTTTATTCGAACGGCGTAGAGTCAAGACTTGGGCCGGTCTCTGCCATCGTCGCGATGAACGGCTTGAACTTCATGCAGATGGATGTCATTCCTCTTGGATCAGATCCAGGTGGCGGCATCACTTGCACAGGTCGGCGTATTTATTTCGGTCGTGGCACTTTTCCGATGCTTCGTGGCTGGAAGATCAACGATAATACGACGACAAGCATCACCGTCTATCCTGGCTTCCCTGTTCCAGCAGTGCCGCCGATCACATATGAAGGCAGTCAAGGCGCGATCATCTCATTGCCTGACGTTCCGCCGACGCCTGGTGCTATTGCAGCGCCGACGGTTGGCATCGTCATTTACGACGGACCACTTCTCAGCGGGACGAATCCACCGCCGCCTGGAGCTCAGACAGGATCTGATGGCAACTGGGTGTTTCAAGCCGCTGCAGTCTATCAGGACGGTAATGAGTCACTGCCGTCACCGTTCTCGAACTCTGTTCGACTTGGTTCAACGCCGCTGTCTGGTGGTCCTGGCATCTCACTGACGCTCAACTTTCCAACGTTCTTGACACTGCCGACGTTTCCGGTGATCAATGGAGTGTCGCCAGCGTTCTATAAGATCTACGCTAAGAAGCTGCCGTCAACTGGTGGCATTCAGGTTGGAGATCCTGCTGAGTTCATTCCACACTTCTGGTGTAACATGCCTTACGGTACGACTGGCGAACCAGAAGTTACGGAGATCGATTATGGCGACAGGCCACGCTTTACCGGTGACACGCCGAGCCTGGTTTGGCCGAATCCTGACGGTCCATATCTTGAGGATGCCGATCCGCCTGGGGATCTGACAGACACGAATCCGGACCTGCTCCGCAATCCACAGCTTGCGGTGAGCATCGATCGATCGCAACAGCGTAATCGTGTGACGGTGCTTGGCGCTGGCACTGTGACGACAGCTGACGCTGTGACTGGTGAGAGCCAACTATCCGTCGCAGATGTGTCAATTTTTACTGAGGCTGGTGGAGAGATCATCGTCAACGGCAACGTGCTTGTCTACTTTGCGCCTGGCACTGGTCAGGCTGGACCCGGAGACATCTTCCTCACTCAGGTGATCAATGAACCGATTGCAGCAGGATCTGCCATTCGGTTCTATCTGCAGGTTGATGACTTGGCATCGCAGGCTGCGATCGGTGCCATTGAGCTCGACTCCAATGGCAATCCAACCGATGGTGTTCACGAGACGATCATCTCAGATTCATCATTGATTCTTCCGCAGCAGCTCTACATGAGGGCAAATGCGGAGCTTGAGTTGTTCTCTCGACCAATCGTGACGATTCGCTATGCGACGAGAGATCCTAAGACGAAGTCTGGTCAGCGTGTCACGGCGAACATGACCGACCCGCCGTGCATCGGCGACTTCTTGATTCAGGACGTTACAATTGATCAGATCCACGATGAGTCGGATCAATTGCGACCGCGCTACACGGTCGTTGCTTCTTCCGTCAAGTTTGAGCTGAATGATTTGCTCATGCAGATCGTCGAAGGCACGCTTGGCGGTGGAGGCGCATCTGTCTCGACCGGCATGGTTGGGATCGGCGGCATCGGCGGGACTGGTGGCGGCGCTGTGTTCACTGGCAGCGATCATCCGCAAGGCATCATCGAGGCACCAGTTGGTTCTACGTTCATTCGTTCGAATGGATACCGATACTACAAGCAGGGCGGCGGAACGACCCGCTTCGGCTGGTATCCAGACATGGACTACATCAAAGGGCTCGGACTCGGACCGAGCATCCATGGCTTCGTCAACTCGGAAGTTGTCAGCATCACGACGACCGGTGGAGCGATCGGCACGACGGCATGGGCGAACACCAACCCCGGCACGCCTGTCTATGTCGATGTGAATGGAAGGGTCTATCGTCGATTCAACACGAACACGACGATCAACACGAATTCATTTATCAACCCTGGTTCAGCTTGGGCCTTCGATCTTTGGGATGCTGACTTCGACATCGTTGGGCGCATCGCTGTGGCAGACGTTTCGAGCATTCGAATCTTCTTGGCCATCAGTACGGCGGCTATCACCGCACAACCAAACATCGTCACGAATGTGACTCCCTCTTGGCATACCGCGATCGGCTACCGCTCTGATCAAGGTGAAGGCAGTTGGATTGGCATGACGAAGAATGATGCCAACAACCTCAGCTCGACGTCAGGATTGGCCACGGCAGTTGGCGGCGGAACGACGAACCCAACTGAGGTGACGCTCCGCATTCGTTGGCGCATCGAGCGTCCAGGCATCTCACAGCGGACGGCTTACTTCAGCGTGAATGATGGCGAGGAGATTGCACAGACGACCAACGTGCCGACGACGAATCCCTCGAATCCAACGATCTACTTTGGCGGCACGAACTTGATCGGTGCCGATCGGACCTTTCATCACCGCGCCATCTTGATGGCCCTTGGAGATTGATTCATGATTCACTGGTGGCGCATCGTTCGTGAGCCTTCCGTTGCATTGACGACGATGGGCTCTTTCTACATCGACGGAGCATGGTTCTGTTGGACCGTCGAGGATCAGATCCGCGAAGTTCCAGGACAACCTGTCGTCAGCTGGAAAGTTCAGAAGGAGACGGCGATCCCAGCCAGTCGTTACCCCGTGAAGCTGACGATGTCGGGACGCTTCGGGCGTCTGACGCCGGAGATTCTGAACGTGCCTGGCTTCTCTGGCATTCGGATTCATCGCGGCAACTTCAACACCGACACCGAAGGCTGTCCGATCGTCGGCTTCGGCCGCGGAAAGAACATGATCGCTGGCGGCACTTCTAAGCCGTGTGAAGAAGCTCTTGTTGCTGTGCTGAAGAAAACGGAAGCTGCAGGAGAGGTCACTTGGATCGCGATCGAGAACCCCCCAGCCTTCTAAGGAGTGTGTGATGGAAGAACTCATCAATCAACTGACGCAAGCACTTGGCGCCATCCTCGCTGCGGCCCTTGTCGCGCTTGTCGTGCAAGGACTCCGCAAGCTTGGCGTTACATTGACGACCGACAAGCAACATCTCTTGGAGACGATCGTCAAGCAGGGCGTCAGCTACGCTGAAGAGGAAGCCAAGAACTATCTGACCAAGCAAGGTCAGAAGATGGAGAGCACGCTCAAGCAGAAGATGGCGATCGACTACGTCATCAGCAAGCTCCCCAAAACAAGCAGAGATGATGTGGCGCAAGTCATTCAGGCGGTGATGCCGATGGTGCGTCCAACACTCGACCGCGGCACGACAACGACAACCCAGTAGCCGACAACCAAGAAAAGAGGTAGAGCAATGAAACGTCTCAGCATCACATGCATGGTGATCGCAGCCATTCTCATCTTGACGGCCTGCGACAAAGTCAAGTCGCCAGCTGGCCCGTCAGGCACTCCCATCATTACGACGTTCTCAGCCGACGTGTTGACCATCAAGACTGGCAACACCGTCACGCTCCGATGGGACGTGTCCGGCGAGAATACGCAGGTGCGCATCGACCCGATGGTTGGCAACGTGCCGAGCACCGGCAGCACCTCGTTGATCCTCACGGCGACGACGGTGTTCACGTTGAACGCCCGAGCGCCTAACGGACTGTCGGCTCAGCGGAGTCTCACGGTCATCGTCACGCCCTGAGCGTGGCACCGAGACGGGGCGGCTTCGGTCGCCCCTAGGGCGGCGGCGAGCGGGGTTTGCTGGGAGCCTTGCTTCGTCGCTGCCCGCTTTTTACAGGTAGGTTCTTCGATAGGCCGTGCGAAGTTCTTCGAGTGCTTCTTCGAGTGCCGGCTTGTGCTTTTCTTCCGCTTCTTCAAGTTGTCGCACGGCTCGTTTGATCATCATCAACGCCCATTGTCTGTCCGTAAGTCCTTCGGGTAGCGGATCTTTCCATGTCCAGGAATACTTCTTGGCGGGCGGCTTTTCTTCGTCGTCGAAGTTGAAGAGATCTTGCTTCATCGACTATGACGAAGAGATCTCCAAGTAGACTTCTTCCTCTGGAGCATCGTCGCTCTTGGTGACGTCATCGAGCATGTTGACGTCGTCAGTGCTGATGTCGTACACATGAACGATGGCGTCTGACGGATACTTCTTCAGCTCTTCGATCAACTCTCTCACGGTCATCATTATTTCTCTCCGAAGTAACCAAGCGCCTTCGCTTCGGCGAACGTCCGCACTGACGCGGTCTCGATCTCACGCCAGTCCATTTCCCAGTCGTCTGCGATCTTCTGTTGATCAATCTCTCTCGCGGCATTGATCGCGACTCGATAGGCGGCAGCGAACAGCGCGAGGTATTCTGCCTCCGTCCACTTCGCTTTACCCTTGGCGACGTCGATTCGACTCATCTGCCACCATCGATTCGGATACCGGCAGGCTTGGCCCTTGACCGCGGTAGGCTGGTCTTGGCAGCCTGCTCCAGCCTGCCAGAGACTCGAACGATTGGCGGTCTGGAGTCTAGCCTGGACCCGAATCGAACGCCCCTAGGCAGGTGGTAGACCAGGCAGCCGCAGCCTTCGCGAGCTGGCGCGGTCATGGTGACGTTGACGTTGATAATCGTCGCTGTGGCTGAAGTTGGCCTAAGCTCTCTGACGTAGAATCGCGGAAGCTCCGCCGGCCTCTTGAGCACCGGCGTCCACGGCGTAAGCGACGCCTGAAGGATGGCGATTCCCTCGAGCGGCGTCGGCTTCGGCATGGGACAGTTCAGCGTGACGACGAGGCCGATGATGGTGGTTATGCACATGGTTTAGAGCTTGTAGAACCCAATGGGTCCTATCCTCTTGATTGTTGGATGTGCGATGTCGAGTACGAACAGACTACGCAGACCGTACCAGTCTGAGCGGAAAGGTCCGCGGTAGTAGAGAGTCCAGCCATTGATTGTCACCGGATCGCTCCGAGGTAGTCTCTGCCGACCGCTGCGGCCTCTTCGACGCAGGCTGCCTCGCGAGCCATGCGAAAGATGCGAGCGAGGATGTAAGGGTCGATGATGAGCATGGTCATGGTGTTTCTCCTTTAGTCACGAGGATCGAGCGGCCACACGTCC